TAGAGAGTCAAGTCATGAAATTTTTTAGAGAGACAAATGCAGAGGAGGCTGTCATTACAATTAAGGAGAACAGAAACACTAGAACTGGTCTACAAAATAATTTATATTGGGGAGTAATTGTTAAACAGGTTAGACTAGAAACTAGAAACTCTGAGAATGCTATTCATGACCATTTACGTGAAGAGTTGTTAGAAGTTAAATATGAGGAGGTTGCAGGTAAACCACAAAAGGTGCTAAAATCCACTACAGAATTAAATACAAAAGAAATGGGTACTTACATTGGCGATTGTATTGATTATGTTCAAGGTGAGTTGATACCCGGTTTTAGATTAGAGTTACCGGATGGATGGCAAGGGTTATTGATTGATAAGTAATACGCTAGGGCATTTATAATTTTCCGTACTATATTTGGTGCTTCAAATTTGAGACGTGTTGATGAGAGTGTCCTAACTTATTGGAGATATTATGAGAAGAAAAAAACCCGGACTATATGACAATATTCACGCTAAACGTAAAAGGATAGAGCAAGGTAGTGGTGAGAAGATGAAGAAGAAAGGTCAGAAAGGTAGACCTACTGCTATGAACTTTAGACGAGCCGCGATGACCGCTAAGAACAGAGGTATAAACTAATGGGTAGACCAGTTAAATCAGGAGACAATCCAAGACGAGCCGCTTTCCTTCAACGCATGGGCAAGATGAGAGGAGCTGAGTATAAAAATGGTGAGCCAACTCCTTTGCTAAAAAGTTTAAGAGCATGGGGAGCTTCAAGTAAAGCTGATGCAGTTGCTAAAGGTAAAGCAATCAGTAAACGAAATGCGAATAAGAAAAACAAGACTAGGAAGACTAAGAAAGCATAATGGCTAGACCAACTAAATATTCTGAGAAGCTTGAAGATAGAATGCTAGAAGAGATAGCTTCCGGTAGAAGTGTCATCAGTTTATGTAGAGAGGAAGACTGGACACCAAATGCTGATACGTGGTACAGATGGATGTATAAGATAGATGGGTTATCCGACAGATACACGCGCGCGAAAGCAATCAGCTCTGAATATCATGCTGACCAAATCTTAGCTATTGCAGATGAGGCAGACAATCAAACGTTTCAGGTTGCACGCTTACAGATAGATGCAAGGAAGTGGGTAGCCAGTAAGCTCGTGCCTAACAAGTATGGAGATAAGTCACAGATAGACCACACAAGCTCAGACGATTCTATGAAAGCTCCTACTGTTATTAAATTAGTTAGCAAATCAGATGGCTGAGGTAGTTGAAGAGATTCAGCTCCCGGACAAACTAATCCCTGTCTTTGAAGGAACAGCTCGAATAAGGGCATGCTATGGTGGCAGAGGTAGCGGAAAAACCACCAGTTTTGCGTTGATGACAGCAGTCTTTGGTTTTCGTTGGGGTAAGAGTGGTATTCGTGGAAGCATTCTGTGCGGTAGAGAGTTTATGAACTCGCTTAGTGAGTCATCTATGGCTGAGGTAAAGTCTGCGATATTGTCTGTGCCATGGCTTGCTGACTATTACGAAATCGGAGAACGCTTTATAAGGTCAAAGGACGGTAACATAACCTACGTGTTTGCAGGTCTAAGACGTTCACTTGATAGCATTAAATCACAGTCACGTATTCTTATAGCTTGGGTAGATGAAGCAGAACAAGTAAGCGGTAGAGCATGGGATTTGTTATTGCCTACGGTACGTGAAGAAGACAAGAGCCTAGGTTTCTCATCAGAAGTTTGGGTAACATGGAACCCGGAGTCAAAGTACAGCGCAACACATGAAAGATTTAGAGTGAACTTTCCATCAGACTCAAAGATAGTACAGATGAATTACTACGACAACCCTTGGTTTCCTGATGTACTAGAGGCACAAAGATTAGAAGACAAAGAGAAGAGACCTGACCAATACGAATGGATTTGGGAGGGCGGGTTCTTAATCTTTACAGAGGGTAGTTATTATGCCAACGAATTACGCAGAGTCAGAGATGAAGACAGATTAACTACAGTAAGATACGACAGGTCAAAAGGTGTAGTTACGAGTTGGGATTTAGGGGTAGGCGATTCAACTGCAGTAGTCTTCTCACAATTCATAGGAGCTGAGGTTCACATCATTGACTATTATGAAGCATCAGGTGCAGGTCTTGAGCATTACGTGAAGATGCTCCAAGATAAAGGCTATGTATATGAGCAACACATATTCCCACATGATGTCAGAGTTAGAGAACTAGGCTCAGGTAAAAGCAGGATTGAAATGCTTGAAGACCTAGGAGTACATAACATCGAGATAGCACCTCAGCTATTGATTGACGATGGCATACAACAGGTCAGAACTCTGCTTGATAAGTGTTACTTTGATGAAGGCAAGACAGAGAAGCTATGGGATGCGCTAAATAATTACTCACGTGATTGGGATGAAAATGGTAAAACATGGAGAATGAGACCGAAACACGATTGGTCAAGTCATGCTTGCGATTCGATGAGGTATCTCGCTGTAGGCTATCAACCATTCAACGAGAACTGGGATAAGCCAATAAGACGTAACTTGAAAGGAGTAGTATGAACGGAATATTAGGCAACGTTTGGAATAACGTGCTAAAGCCTGAAATGCAAGGTGTACTAGACATGGTCTCTACAACAAAAGAAGTTGAACTTGGCGATGACTTTGATGTGCCTAAAGCTTTGTTTAATACAATGCCTGATGTAATTGAAGAAGCATCAACAATAAAACAAATTGCTGAAGACCCAATAACATTTGGTAAAGCTATGATTGATTTAGAAGCAGGTATTCTTGGACATCTTGCTCCAAATGCAACTGCTAAATTAGATAGCTTGTTTGGATATGAAGGTAGAGCTGATGCAATGAAACTAGCATCAGAAGCTAAAGCAGACATAATAGACCAGTTTGGCTCATACGATGCTTTCAAGAAAACACTCAATGAAAAACCAGTTTCAACTTCGCTTGCTGTACTAGGTGTTGGTGCAGGACTTAAAGCCGCTACTAAACTAACAGCTCCTAGTATGAGAAAAGCATATGACGAGATGGAGCTTGCAGTAGCACAAGGCATGGATACGATAGCTGACTTTGGTAAATCAGTTGACGAAATCTACAGTCAAAACATGGGCATGACTAGATTGATTGGACACCAAGGCAACAGCACAGGTGCAATCTTTAGAGAATTAGACATGAACAAGATTGGCACTAACACAGGAAACTCAGTTGAGGGTTATGGCATTTACATAAGCGGTCAAGAAAGAACTGCTAAACAATATGCAGGCAGAGACAATGACATGCTTGATGAATTTAATGCTATGGTTGAACTACAAGAAAATCCTATAGCAAGAGAAGTATATGACAGAGCGGCTAGTGGTTATTATCCTGCTACGATACGTACAGACATGTCAGCTAATTTAACAGACCCAAGAGATTTAGCAGTCTTTAATAAAACTATCGCAGATGTTGAAGCAAGATATGACACAGCTACAAATCAAATTTATGAGATTGATTTAGACGATGAAGCTGTAGCTACATTTATAAACAGAGAAGCTAAAAAATTAGACCAACCACCTGCTGTACAAGCTGAGATGAACAGACTAGGCTTACCTGATGATGCAGATGGTGCAATGTTATATGCATCAATTAGAAACGAGATGTTAGATGAGATATTTATGCAACCTAACATGAGTATGCTTGGCATCACGAGAAAAGCAGATAAGATGGCTTCTGAATATCTGAACATGCAGGGTATCAAAGGTATGTCATTCAATGACAGATTTGCAAAAGCTAGTGATAAGGGTAGAGGCAGACCAGAGAACAACCCTCGTAATTACGTTATCTATGACACAGACTTTGCTAAAGTAAAGAAAAGACAGAACATAGATATTGATAAAAACACACCTGATAAAGAAGGTGTTGCTTATAAAGCTGAAGGCATATTAGACCCAAGATTTGCTACAAGAAAAACAGAAAAAGATGCGCTTATTGCAGGTGATACAGATGTCAATTATAAGATACAAGGTGAAAGTAATATATTCATACCTGATATAGACCTTAGAAACTTAGAAGGGTTTTCATTTGTGTCTAGTTACGCAGACCTATCTCGTGCCGGTGGTTATCTAACACACGTGAATGGTACTAAGTTTCCTAATCCAGTAGCAATGAAAGGCGGTCAAGACTTTATGGTTTTGCCTGAAAACGTTGACAGGAATCTTTTATGGGCATCACACAGAGATGCTACAGCCGCTATCATAAGACAAGCCGGCGAAGCTAGAAAACTCACAGGAGCTGACCCTTTATATTTACCATTCAGAATGTCACCAAAGGGATTAGACTTTAGTCATCAAACAACAGACACAATGTTGCAGTCAGCACTTGCAGGTCTTAACAATGCACAGCTCAAACACCTTGATAAATTAATCAGAACTACATCAAAAGATTTAGAGACCGGACAAATGGTTAATCAAAACTGGAGAGGTATTAAATCTGAAAATCCTCTCAAAGGTACAACAGGAGCTGAGAGAAAAGCTATAGCAAAAATAATTGATGTAAACTTTAGAGCAAACAGAGGCATATTCACTAAGGGTCAAGACAATGGTGTACTGTCTTACCCACAAGCAAGAATAGCTAACACAGACCCTAGGCAGTTAAATGCTACAGAAGGAACACTACAAAACATAGGACAGCTAGATTTGTCAGATAACGTTGCTAATCGCTTTAGTAATCATGACAGTTACAACACAGGTATAGCAGGTTCTCCAGTAGGTAGATTTACACAAGACTTACATTTGTTAGATTTAGTAACAGACATTAGAAACAATGCAGGCAAGGTAATTACAAGAGATAATATTACTCCGCAAGACATTAGAAAACTACAAATGATGAAACCACCTACAGGTGTAATTACACATGACTTATTGATGGGTCTAGAAAAACAAGGGTTACTATAATAAAAAATGATATACTATTGCTAAATTAGACAGGAGACAGCATGGCAAAGACATTACAGGAGAAAATTGACGAACTGTTAGGCAGGTTAGAAATGGGTGGTGCAGGCGGTGGTGTAATGAGTCAGCTAGACACTCCTGCTAATGCAGTACAAGATGCTCACAGAGAAAGATATTTAATGGACATGTTCTCAGGCATTAACCCTGACACAGGTGAAAGTTTTTTAGAGCCTACTAAAACTGAATATCAAACAAAATTAGAAGAAGTATATCGAAACCCAGTATCAGGCAATGCAAGAATGCTTGAAACGATAGCAGACCAATTGGGAATGACAGTACAAGAATATTTAGCTACTGCTTCGGGAGCTAGAGGTTTAGCAACACCTGCAATGCGAGATGAGTTTTTAAAACAAAAATACTTAGGTGATACGTCAGAATATACATTTGGTGTAGATGGAGCAACAGAAAGTTATGGTTTTAGCGGTGGCGATGGTTTAACAGATGAAGCTATTACAAATATGCGTATTTCTCAAGGAATAATACCAATGCCTACATCAAGCAACTTAGGTTTAAGTGGTGAACGTGGCTTTGAGACACCGGTAATGCGTGATACAGCGCAGAGAGTATTGTCAAGACTTAGTGAAACAGAACTACGTGATGTTATGGAAATATTGCCACAACTAACTCCGGCACAATACATGGCATTTATAGCAGGACTTGAGGATGGTAGTATCAATCCAAGTGGCTATGAAGTAACAAGCCAATATAGATTGGGGATGTAACATGGCTTTATCTAATTACACAGGACTAAAAGCTTCTATAGCTGACTTCCTAAACCGAGATGACCTTACAGCAGTAATACCTGACTTTATCACATTGGCTGAGGCACAAATTAACAGAGACATTAGACACTACAAAATGGAAGCTAGGTCTAGTGGACAACAATCTAGTGGTGATGAGTACATGCAAGTACCTTCAGACTGGATTGAAACAATAAGATTACATCTCACAGGCACAGGCACTTCTGTTGTAAACCTTGTCTCTAGAGATGCTATGGCTGACAAACGAGCCGCAAATGAGGATGCTACAGGCACACCTCGTATGTACACACACGCAGATGGACAATTTCAATTGTACCCAACTCCGTCAACAGACACAGATTTTGAGTTGCTTTACTATCAGAAAGTACCATCCCTTAGTAGTAACTCAGATAACTGGCTTTTGCTAGATGCACCTGATGTATACCTCTATGGAGCTTTATTACACTCAGCACCGTATTTAGCAGAAGACCAAAGGGTAGCAGTTTGGGCGCAGATGTATTCTGCCGCAGTTGCTAGATTAAATGAATATTCTGACCAAGCACGTTATAGTGGGTCAGGACTTACAATGAAAGTGAGAGGTTTAGTATGAGTTTTTCAAACTATTTAGAAACAGAAATTTTAGACCATGTATTTGCAGGTGCGGCTTACACAGCTCCATCTACAAAATACTTAGCGTTATTTACAGCAGTAGCAGATGGCGAAGCCGGTTCAGTTACTGAAGTTACTGGTGGTGGTTATGCACGTCAAACAGTTGCATTTACAACATCAGGTAACACTACGTCTAATAATGCGGCAGTAGAATTTCCTACAGCTACAGCAAACTATGGAACAGTAACACACGTTGGTGTTTACGATGCTTCAACATCAGGTAACTTAATGGCTTATGCGGCTTTATCGTCAAACAAGACTATTGAAACTGGTGACGTGTTTCGTGTGCCATCAGGTGACCTAGACATTACACTCAACTAATTAAGTAAATGGCTTTTGAGTATGGTGAATCGTATTACGGTTTACGTACATTCGGCTCAAGTGTAGGTGATGTAAAAGATGCTTCAGCTACAGTAACTGCTACGTCAGGTGCTAATAGTGTAGATTGGATTGTCACAATAGGTGGTAGTGCTTCTACAACTGTTACATCTAGTGCAACGTGTAGTGGTGAAGTAGTCATTATTGAGGAAACAGATACTAGAAACTATGGTGATTGGAACTATGGTGTTGGTGTCTTCAATGGTGGACAGGATGATTTACAGACTGTCATAACAGCAACTTCTACTGTTACAGCAGTAGGTGCGAGAGTTAGAATTGCTACAGCCAGTACAACTGCAAACTCAGGTGCAACAGTTGGTGTTAGACGTGTACCTGAAGGTTCAGCACTTATTAACGGTGCATCAACAACTAGTGTAACTACTACTGGTAATGGTGCAAGAATAAGAACCGGTCAAGCTACATCGACTACAACATCTAGCATAACTGAAAGTGTGATGCGTGTTCGCACAAGTCCACAAACAGCTAACGCAGTAGCAACAACTTCAGCAAGTGGTGTATTTATGATAAGTGCATCATCGACTGTTAGTGTTGCATCAACAAGTGCGGCTATATGTAATCGTGTTAGATTTGGCTCAGGTGTACCAACAGCAGTAGCCAGTATTACCGTACTCGGATATGCCACAAGAGGAGGCATTGCATCAACCGGTAGCACTCACACAAACGAAGTTACGGTTCAAGAGGTGAGTGGTTCTAACAAATACTTTATAAATGGTGTACAGCAAGAAACAATACAGCTTGTTGAAGGTAATACGTATGTATTTAATTACCCATCAGCTCATCCAGTAAGATTTTCCACAACATCAGATGGTACGCACAATAGTGGAACAGAATATACAACAGGTGTAACTCATAACTCATCTACGCAATCAACTATTGTTGTAGCAGATGGAACACCTGACTTGTATTATTATTGTCAACATCATACAGGTATGGGTGGTTCATCACCAACACCAAACAATTCTTCAAATTCAAGTATTACGTCTGACTCAGAAAAAATATTTCAAGGTCATGCAGTAACACAGCCTGAAGCAACAGTTAGTGCAACATGCAATAGAGTACAGCGTGTAGGTGGTATAGTATCATCAACCTCTGTTACAACTACAATTGGTAGAGAAAAATGGGAAACAATTATTAATAACACAGTCACATGGACAGAGATAGCGGCATAAGATTATGGCATTAATACCTTTAGACATACCACCGGGTCAATACAGAAATGGCACAGACTTTCAAGCTTCTAACAGATGGAGAGATGCTAGTTTAGTAAGATGGCACGATGGCTCAATGCGACCTGTTGGTGGATGGACATCAAGAAAAGCAAATGCCTTTGCTTCAGCTCCTAGAGCAATGTTATCTTGGTTAGATAATTCTAGTGACTCATATTTAGCAGGTGGCACTTATAACAAATTATATTATGTAAATCCCTCACATACAGTTTATGATATAACTCCATCAGGACTGACATCAGGTAATTTAAACGGAGTAATAAACTTAGGTTATGGTGGTGGTTTTTATGGCGCAGGTAATTGGGGTTCTGCACCAATTAGCTCAGGTGTTTACCAAGAAGCAACAACATGGTCATTAGACACATGGGGCGAATACCTTATGGCTTGTTCATCAAAAGATGGCAAGATATATGAATGGCAACTTAATACAGGTGTTGCGGCACAGCAAGTAAGCAATGCACCAGTAAGCAATAAAGGTATAGTTGTTACTGAAGAAAGATTTGTATTTGCATTAGGTGCAGGTGGTAACCCTCGTAAAGTAGCATGGTGCGACCAAGAAAATAATACATCATGGACAGCTTCAGCTACAAACCAAGCAGGTGATTTTGAATTACAAACTGTTGGTCAGATTATGTTAGGTTTACGTATGAGAGGAAGAACTCTTATCTTAACTGACAACGATGCACATGTTGCGACATACTCAGGCGCACCATTTGTCTATGGATTTGAAAGAGTTGGTACAGCTTGCGGTGTTGCATCAAGAAGAGGTGCTGTAGCTATAGATGAAGGTGCTTTTTGGATGGGTCGAAATGGGTTTTTTCAGTTTGATGGCTCAGTAGCTAGTGAAATACCATGCGAAGTGTCAGACTATGTGTTTGATGATATGAACTATTCACAAATTAGCAAAGTGTATGCTGTACATAACTCACAACATGGCGAGATATGGTGGTTCTACCCATCAGGTAGCTCAAATGAAAACGACAGATACGTTGCACTTGATTATAAAGAAGGACATTGGTCAACTGGTGAATTAGACAGAACAGCAGGTGTAGATACTGGTGTGTTTGGCAATCCAATATGGGCAGATGCTAGTGGTAATTTGTATAATCAAGAGACAGGATACACACATGGCTCTACAAAACCATACGCTGAGTCAGGTTCAATTAGTCTTGGCAATGGTGATAGCATAATGAAAGTAACACAACTCATACCTGACGAAAAAACACAAGGACAAGTAGAAGTTACGTTTAAGACACGTTTTTATCCTAATGATAGTGAGACATCACATGGAGCATTTACTCTTGGTAATCCTACAGATGTACGCTTTCAGGGTAGACAAGTGCGTATAAAAGTACAAGGTACAGGTAATGACAACTGGAGGTCAGGAATAATGAGGATAGAAGCTAATCCGGGAGGTAGACGATGAGTGTACAGACACCTCCACCACCATTAGGCAAAGATTGGAAGCCATGGGGTGAACGATTAAATACATTTCTGACAACTACAAGAAACAAATTACAATTTTATAATTCAGATAGTAAAGCTACACAAGATGGCATTATTATGTGGGATGAAGCTCAGGACTGCCCTGTAGTTTCTAAAAATGGAGCTTGGATTAGGATAAAATTAGACCCATGAGTATAGCAGACGAATTAATGCGTGGTAAAGATTGGATTGAGTCAGCACTTAAAAAAGGTGGTGAAACGCATGACTTCAAAGACATAGTAGATGGTGTACTAAGTGGACACATGCAATTGTGGATGGGTGAAAACGGATGTGCAGTAACTGAAGTTATCGTGTATCCTAATAAGAAAGTGCTTCATGTATTCTTAGCAGGTGGTGATAAAGGCTATGGAATTAAACAAATTACGGACATGCACGATGATGCGATGGCATGGGGTAAATTACAAGGCTGTGATGGCATGACAGTAGCAGGACGAAAAGGTTGGAAGAAAATCCTTGAGTCACGAGGTTGGTCAGAACAGTTCACAACATTATTGAAGGAGTTTTGACATGAGTGGTGGTGGTGGAAAAGGTGGAAGTAAAAAAACGGAGACAACGATACCTGAATGGGTACGTGCGCCTGCTGACAGAAACCTACAAAGAGCTGAGGCTGTACAGCAAATTAAGTACATGCCATATACAGGTGGTCAAGTAGCCGCACTTACACCTACACAAGAAGCGGCAATGAACAATAACATATCAACTGCACAAGCATTTGGTTTGTTAGACCCAAATAGCACGTTGACTGCTACAAGTGGAATGCCTGAACCAACGACATACGCAAATGGTATGAAAGGCTATGGCTCTATTGGACTTTACGACCAAGCACTTGCAGAACTTACAGCTAGAGACCCTGCAAACATGGCGGCATATAACAATTTATTTGGTAA